AGCTCAAACTGGAGATGTGTACATTCTAAACGGTAAAGTTATTCACGGAGTTAGTTCTCCTGTGGGTTCCAAGTCCATTAGAAAAGTTCTTCAAGTTTCTTCTAATGATTTAGAGTATGAGAAAGTTTTAGACCTAATGAGGAAAGTATGCTAATCTTTGCGATCTTATACACAATCTTTACGATTCACCTCGGTGTGGTTCTTGCCTCTCTGTATATGCATCGCTATCTGATACATAGACAGTATACAATGAACCCACGTCTAGAATCTGTTATGAGAGTTCTGTACTGGTTTCTTTTTGAAACTGTATCTACAGCTTTTGTGGTTCAACACCGAAAGCATCATGTATTTTCAGATAGTAATAAAGATCCGCACACGCCACGCTTTGGTTACTGGAGTTTGCTGAAGTGTTGTCTTGTGCCAAGTTTCTTTAGGTCGTATAAAATAGACACTTCGCCTGAGGATCTTTCTAGATATGGCGGAGAATTGCCTGTCGGTTTTGTTGAGAAACATCCAAGACTTGGTCCGTTTCTATTTCTTCTGCTCACGGTGACACTGTTCGGTTGGTTAGGAATCCTGATTTGGCTAGTACATTTATTTGTAGTGAATTTCCTTACGATCACAACTATCACAGTTTTTGGACACTCTATCGGTTACAGAAATTTTGACAATAAAGACCTAACGAAGAATATATCACCAGTTGGGATTCTTTGTGTTGGCGAAGAGATGCACAACAATCATCACAACAACAGCAGGCAATGTAACTTTGCTGTAAAGAAGTATGAGTTTGATCTCGGATATCAATATCTAAGATTACTAAATAAATTCAACTTAATCCAATTCAAGAAAGAATTATAATGTTCTACGAAGATCTAACAAGTCTACTCTCGTTTGATGTTGAGAAATTACGTGAAGATGTCAAGAAGCACGTCTTCACATTGGGTAATCAAGTTATCCAAGGAGAGGAGTATGAAACTCCTTTGTATCATGGTTTTGGTGGATGGTCTATAACCTCTCGCACTGGCGATTGGAAAGACGGATGGGACTTCTTCCAAAACGATGAAGGGCAAGCTATGGAAGTTTACTTCCCAAAGGGTAAGAGCAACTATGAAGCTCTCAAGTTCTTTGACATCGCCCACTCTATGGAGCACAAGAATCCTACACAAGCCTATCAAGGCGAAATTGCTCGTGTGATCGACCAGATTACTGAGCTAGGTTTGACTCCAAGACGAGTTCGTGTCACCTGTCTCAAAGCCAGAGCAAAGTCTTTAGTTCACAGAGACGCAGACACTGACGATTACATGGCTCGGCTTCACATTCCACTGATCACTAACGATAAGTGCGTGTTTATCTGCAACGGTACTACGCTGCACATGGAAGCTGGTAAAGTCTACGCTGTTTGGGTAAACCAATGGCACCAAATTCGTAATGATTCCGACGAGGATCGTTACCACATTATTATGGACTTTTACGACACAAAGAAAGTCACTAAAACGTTTAATTATAACGGGGATATTTCCCAGTTAGAAGAGATGGCAGCAAGAATGCGTCAAAACATCGATGAAGCTGTCATCCCTACAGAACTTTATGAAAAGTTTGAAGCTGTTCGTCAATCGTTTATCACAAAGGGAGAGATCCCTTTACTGAAATAAGAATTTATCACACCCCCAAGTAATTGAATCCCGATCAAAATGCACCAAATCTAGATAATCCCTATCCCGTTCAGACCCCCTTTTGTTACGAAGAGGAAGCGTTCCGTAAAAAGAGCGTTTCACATTCTTAATTAACAGAAAGGAGTATAGTATGGATGATGCAACACTACAGCAGATGTATGCGCACGTCATGGATAAACTAGCTTCCCACGAAAAGTCAATTGACTCCATCTGGGAGCATTTTGAAAAAGGAAACAAAAATATGTATGAAACACCTGAAATTACTAATGTGTTTAAACCTCATTCTGGAGGTGCCGCTGGTTATGGCATGGACGGTTTTGGGTTTGGTGGTGGCGGTGGTGGTCTTTTGGCAGGACTTCTATTCGGTGCTCTCATCGGCAATCGTAACGGTAGCTGGTTGGGTGGAAACGGTGGCGAAAATGCTGGCAATGTGGTAAATCAGATTGCTACTACTGAAGTATTGAGCAAGTTAGGCGATATCCAAGGATCTATTCCTTTGACCGCTTCACAAACTCAAAACGCAATTCTACAACAAAGCAACAGCATTTGCCAAGGTTTGAACCAGTTAGGTAATACTGTCATGGCAGGTTCTACAAGTAACTTATTAGCTACTAAGGACTTGTCTACACAAGTAGCCCAAGGTAATGCTATCATTCTACAAGCAATCGCTCAGAATGAAGCACAAGCTCTGCGTGATAAGCTCATGACCTTAGATGCATCTAACCGTGCTCTAGGTACTGAAGTAAACGTTACACAGAACGTAAATCAAATGCAACAACAAGCTCAGCAACAAGCTCAACTCCAAGGAATCACCAATCTATTGAATGGTGTAGTTCCTTTGATTTATCAGCGTGCTACCAACGACCAAATTAATATTGGTTCTGGTACTATGTCTGGTAACAGTGCTTCTAACGCTAACACAGCTATCCGCTAAGTTAGTGCTATGGAAAAATCTGTAGGGTTGAAGCTTGGGGGAGTGAATTCTCTATAAGATTTCAGGAGGATGGCCACAAACTGTCCTCCTGTTTTCTATCCTAACCCTCGAGGATTAATATGACTCAAATTACAGCCGACAACTTAGTTGCCGCACATTTAACAGACGCAGCTACTGCTGCTAAAGTATCCGACTCACTTGCCGCAGCATGTGAGCGTTTTAATATCTCTACTCCAGAACAAGTAGCCATGTTCCTAGCGCAAGCAGCGCACGAATCTGGCAAGTTCAAGGCCACTGTAGAGAACTTGAATTATTCAGCGCAAGGTTTGCATGGCACATGGCCAAAACGTTTCCCCACCGTAGCTTCTGCAGAACCCTATCATCGCCAACCAGAGAAAATCGCTAACAAAGTCTATGCAGATCGCATGGGCAATGGAGACGAGGCATCTGGTGAAGGCTTCAAATATCGTGGAAGAGGTTTCATTCAGTTGACAGGCAAGTCGAATTACACTGCCTTTGCGAATGACATCGGGGAACCATCGATCATCGACAATCCAGATCAAGTAGCAGAGCCACAATACGCAGCTCTGTCCGCAGCTTGGTTTTGGAACAAGAACAATCTAAATTCAATCGCAAGTGATGTAAAACTAGTAACCAAGAGAATCAATGGTGGTGATCTTGGACTAGCCGACAGATCTTCACATTACGTGCAAGCTCTAGAGGTGTTCGCATGAACCCAATCCTAGGAGCTAAAATTGCTGCTGCTGTCATCGCACTGTTAGTTGCTTTCTATATCGGAAAGAAGATGGAGCAGAACTACTGGCTACAGCGTGAAGCTGAGATCGTCACTAGCGTGCTAGAAGAGAAAGAAGCTTTAGAGAAGAAAGGTAAACTCCTCTCTGAAGCATATCAACAACAACGAGATATCGCAACAGCTTCACAAAAGAAGCTTACAGTCGAGGTGAGAAATGAAACTAAAAAGTCTGATTATAACTGTGCCCTTCCTCCTGATGGGCTGCGCATCCTCAAGAGTGCAATTGATACAGCAAACGGCTCCAAGTGATCTATCACAACCTTGCCCTCCAATTGTAATGGTATCCGAAGTAAAAACGCTAGGTGAGCTGGTCGAATTTACTGTAGACGTAATCAACCAGTACGGTGATTGTCGCAGTAGACACGAGGGCTTATCAAAATGGCAGAAATAGAGCAATCAAATGCAAAAGACACATTGTTGGGTGTCCTATCTTATATTGATAGCCCATTTAAGCTCGGCGTTGTTGTTCTGCTTGCTGTACTGGCTTTTACTGGCTATTTTGTGTATGCAAATCAGGCTCTATTAATCGGCGCTTATCAGAAAAGTCAAGAACTACCAAGGATGGATTCGTCTAAATATGACGACGCTGCAAAGCTTTTATTCACCACACTAAAGGTAGATTTAGTCGCCATTCTTGAAGTAGACCCTATTCTTGGTAAACGCTCAGTAGCTCGCGTCTACACTAAAGAAGGTAGAGTGAAGGATATTGATGGTCTTACTAATGCGTTGTTTAATAAGAATGGTAGCAATAACACCGACGTGATTAGGTTAATGGCAGGTGACATACCTTGCACTGAGTACGCTATTCCAAGATCGCAAATTGGATACTTCTACAAAACTAAAGGTATCAACTGGACTTGTAGGGTTTCAGTGCCACCAGATCCCAATGAATTTATCGGACAAATCACTGTTGGTTGGAAAGAGCAGCCTCCTCCTGGTATCGATAAAGTTGACACACACTATTTAACGATCGCTTCCGAGATGCTAATCAAGATGAAGTAATAATAAAGGAGATATCAAATGGATATCATTAATAAAGCGCTAACCTCACCTGTAGAACAGGTTGTAGGCACGACTGCGCCAACGTATAGATTTGTTATCTCTGACGAGACCGAAGATAGAGACTCAGATATTATTCTGCAAGATTCTTGGGATTTCTCTGAGTTTGAGAAGAACAGTATCTGCTTGCTACAGCACGACCACAAGTCTCCGATTGGAAAATGGTCTAACATACAGAAAACAAATATCAACGGAGTTAAATCTGTTGTAGCCGACTTAACACTCGCGCCACCTGTATCTGACATTCTACGATACGCAAATGCGCTCGTCGAAAACGGAATTTTAAACTGCACTTCTGTAGGCTTCGGTGTGAAGAACTTCGAAAGAAGAAAAGACGCACAGGGTCGCCCAAGAAAAGGCATGATAGTTCATAAGGCAGTGCTACGCGAGGTTTCTCTCGTTTCAGTGCCAGCGAACGCAAACGCAATAAGGATCGCTAAGTCCTTGAACATTAGCAACGATGTTGTCAAAACTTTAGTATCTATCGAAGGAAGCGATTCCGCTGTTGATCTCGATGATGATACATCTTTACCACTTTCCGTGGCGCTTGATAAAGCTCAGACACTCTTAGCAAATGCTCATAAATCTAGCAAGAAGGATCCTAACTCTGTCTTTGGACAGGTGAAGATTACAGACGAAAGACTCTTACAGGCTTACACAAAAGCCAAAGACGTTTTATCTAAATAAATTATTTAGGAAGGCTATTCTTATGGAATACCACTACACATATCTTTTAGTTTCAGACACAACTCCTCATCTTTACATCGGTGCAAGAACATCTAAGGTCACTCCAGAAATGGATCCTTACTTGTCTAGCTCTTCCGTTGTTCGTAAGATGAGATCAGAAGGTGTAACTTTTACTAAGTATGTTATCTCAGAACATTCATCTAGAAAAGATGCTATTCAAGAAGAAATAAACTTACACAAGACCTATCAGGTTGACAGTGATACTATATTTTTGAATAAAATAATTCAACCTTCAACAGAATTCTCGACCTTTCCACCTAGACCCACCCATCCCAAGTTATTGGAACGATGGTTATCTACTAAGAGAGCAGCTGGAAGTCTTGGAGGTAAGATTGGTGGTAAGGTTGTCGGAGCCAAGAACGGTAAACAGTCCGCTCATAAGCTTAGAAAACCGAAGACTGAGGAAACAAAAGAAAAGATGCGTGCTAATGCGAACATCATGGTTAGTTGTCTACGTTGTAGATTATCAACCAAGTTGCCAAACATGAATAGCAAACACTTTCCTAAATGCTACCCTAATACAAAGGAAACAAAATGATTAGTCAAAAAATTGAAGCAGCAAAGTCTGCTATCGAAGCCAAGAAATCCGAATTAGCACAGTTGGCTCAAGCTGCTGCTGAAGGTCAAGATGTTGATGCTGAAACTTTAGAGACTCTAACCAAGTCTATTGAGCAAGACCAAGCTAAAGTTGAGTCTTTAGAGAAAGCCGAAGCTGTGTTGATTAAGAAGTCTGCACCTGCATTCATCCGTAACAAATCTGCCAATGAGTATTCTTTCGAGAAGCAAGCTCTGGTAGCTGTGAAAGCTAAAGTTGAAGGCATGAGCCAATTGGCTGCTGCTGAGGCATTGTATGGTCAAGAGTCTGGCACATACGCTGTAACCAAAGCTGCTACTCCAGAAGCTCGTACAGACGTTACTGGTTGGGCATCAGAGCTCGTTCGTGAATCTTATGGCACATTCCTCGAGTTACTCCG